GAAGACTAAACGTTTTACATTTGCACAAAAGGAGGGCGAAGAGTTTTCTTGCGTCAAAATCCTTGAAGGTAAATACAAAGACGTAATCTACAACTATGGTAGAGTTGCCTTTGCACCTGAATCAGAAGAGAAGCCTGATGGTAAACTTCCCATGAAGTTTGACTATACTATCAGAAGAAATCCAAATGATTTAGATTTGCTTGACAACAAAGAGTTTATAGATTATATTGGTGATATTTTATTAGAAGTATTAGAGGAACAAATTAAAAGTGGTACAGCAATCCGTGAGTAGAATAGAACAAACAGTATTAGAAAACCTTTTCTTTAATGAAGAATATACACGTAAGGTATTACCTTTCATTAAAGTTGATTACTTCAGCAATAGAACTGAAGCAATTTTATTTGAAGAGATATTTAATTTTGTTGAGAAGTATAATAATCTTCCTACAAAAGACGCCATTAATATTGAACTTAATTCTAAAAAAGATATTAACGAAGAAGAGTTTAAACAGTTAAGAGTTTATATATCTTCACTACAACCAAATGTATCCGATATGCAATGGTTGTTAGATACTACAGAGAAGTTTTGTAAAGACCGTGCAGTACACAATGCTGTGTTATCTGGTATTAAAATACTAGACAACAAAGATAAGAAACAAACACCAGAGGCAATACCTCATATCTTATCAGAGGCATTGGCCGTTTCATTTGACAAGTCTGTTGGTCACGATTACATTGAAGACGCTGATGACCGATTTAAATTTTACCATACTAAAGAAAAGAAGTATCAATTTGATTTAGATTACATGAATAGAATCACCAAAGGTGGTGTTCCAAGTAAAACTTTGAACATTGCTCTAGCAGGCACAGGCGTTGGTAAATCATTATTCATGTGTCATTGTGCTAGTGCATTTTTGACACAAGGTTTAAATGTATTATACATCACATTAGAAATGGCCGAAGAAAGAATTGCTGAAAGAATTGACGCTAACTTACTTGATGTTTCTATGGAAGATTTACATGTCATGCCTAAAGATATGTATGATAGTAGAATGAAAAAACTTACCGATAAGACTATTGGTAAATTAATTGTCAAAGAATATCCGACTGCTTCTGCTCATAGTGGTCACTTCAAGGCATTATTCAATGAACTAGCATTAAAGAAATCTTTTAAACCAGATGTGGTGTTTATAGATTACCTAAATATCTGTGCTAGTGCAAGATTTAAAGGTGGTAATATATCATCTTATTTTTACATTAAAGCAATTGCAGAAGAATTAAGAGGTCTTGCAGTTGAACATAATGTACCTATCTTTAGTGCAACACAGACAACTAGAAGTGGTTTTACTTCTACTGATATTGGACTAGAAGACACGTCAGAATCATTTGGTCTACCGGCAACGGCAGACTTCATGTTTGCTTTGATTAGTAATGATGAACTAGAACAACTAGGTCAGATGAAAGTCAAGCAGTTAAAGAATAGATACAATGACCCTAGTATGAACAGGTCATTTATCATTGGTGTTGACAGAGCCAAAATGAGATTGTTTGATGTAGGGCAACAGGCTCAAAATATTGTTGATAGTAACCAAACAAATACACCATTTGAAAAGAAAGAGAAAGCATACGACAAATTCTCTGACTTCAAAGTATAGTATATGCCAAAAAAGAAGACACAAAAAGTAAGATTTCATAAAGGTGATAGGAGACCAGGCGGATTGGAACAGAAACTAAAATACATTAAGAAGTTAACCAAAAAAGGTAGAAAAATACTATGGCAGGTTATAGAACAACCTACTAATACTATTATTAAAACTTTCTTTTTTGAAGAAGACGCAGATAAACTTTGTAAGTTTCAAAATAAACATCTAGTGTGGTCCGTAAACGGTGGTGTTCCATCATTTCTTTCAGAAGGTAAAATCAAAAAGTAGCTTGCCATAACCGGAAAGTGTGTTATAAAATGTACCTAAATAGTACATGGAGAACACATGATTTCAGGAAAAGAAAAAGTATACCTAGAACAACTGGCTGCCAAGAGTACGTCTGTTTTAGTAGAGCAAGCTAAAAAGTCCACAAAGACACATAAAGTATTTTATCTACAGACAAACGACAGACCTACTAGTCGCCAAAAGGTACAAAACGCATTAAAGAAAGATAAGATACCTTATAGACAATATAAGACTTCTATATCTTCCGAAGATATTACCGAGTTTGCATTAGGTCCACAAGGTTATCGTTTTGTTTACAAACCAAAAAGTGGTGGTATGACAGAAACTACCTTGAATGCCACGATTACTGAACTTGTACCTTGTTTGATGTATCTTAATAAGATAGAAGAAAAAAATGTAGATAGATTGTATGAAAAGATTGTATCATTAAATCAAGCAAAACAAAAATGTTATCTATCTAGTACAGAGGTCAAATCAGGTTCAGATTTTATTGAGGCATTTCCAAATTCATCTTTATATTCTTTGAAGATGACCAATGCAATGGCAATTAATAAATTCTTACATGATATTGCTAGAAAACAAAGAGTTAAGAATGTTTGGTGGACTTATCGTAAGAAACCACAAGGTGTTCCTGCTAACTCTCCGGCTGATATAGTAATTGAATTTTATCCTAATAAATTATTAGGTGTAAGTTTGAAAGCTGGTACTGCCTCATCAGCAGAACCACTTTTAAATACATATATCAATCCAATATATTCTTATATGTTTGGTGACAGTAGTAGTCAATTACAAAGACTCAGAGATACATTATATAAAAATGTGTATTCTAAAATACCAAATGTACCAACAAACAGTTATGATGGTGCTAATAGAGGTGCAACATTAGATGTATTAGAACAATACGAAAGAAATTTTCCACAAGATTACGAAAGACTATATGATACAGGTCTTGCCATTATCAGAAATGCTTTAGGTTATTCACTAACAAAAGATATTAATAAGTTTCGTAAGTGGTGTAGAACAGAGATATTAAAAATGTCAGATGTGCCTGTTATGATTATCAAAGCAGTAGGTGACCAGTATGAAGAGGTAAAAGACGGTAACCAATTAAGTGTTTTACTTGCAACAGTAACTAACGTTCAAGCAAAACCAAGTACATCATCTAAACAGAATTTTAATATATGTTTATACGAGGGTACAAAGGTAATAGGTGAAATGAAAATGTCAGTACGTACAAATAAGGTTGGTGTACAACACAAATTAGGGCAATTTTTCAATCTGGCCGTAAAATATAACGGTTTAGAGAAGTAGGACGCCTAAATATTAGTAGTATTTTGTTAATGGATTGATTGGAAGGCTTGACAAAGCCTATTTTTTATAGTATAATGGACAAAAATGAGAGAAATAAATGTTTAGTTTTAAAGGTTTTTTTACACAGGACAAGAACACACACTTAGAACACCTGGAAGATGATATCATCAACCGAGGTGCTAAAGGTGGTGAGAACGCTATAAACTTTCTAGTGTCAACTAGAAACATGCTAGCAGGTAATGTCGGTGGTAAAGTCAATATGACCGTCAAATGGGACGGTGCTCCTGCCATTATATGTGGCACAAATCCAGAAAATGGTAAATTCTTTGTGGGTACTAAATCAGTATTCAACAAAACTCCTAAAATCAATTACACAACAGGTGACATTAGACGAAATCATGGTGGTGTTGTTGCACAAAAATTAGAAATATGTTTAAGATATTTAAGTAAGTTACCTATTAAAGGTATTTTACAAGGTGATTTATTGTTCACACAAGGCGATACTAAAGTTATGGCCATCAACGGTGAAAAGATGTTATCGTTTACACCTAACACAATTACATATGCCGTTCCGGCAGACAGTGACCTTGCCAAACAAATCAACAGAGCTAAAATGGGTATTGTATTCCACACTTCATACTCTGGTAAAGATATGAAAAGTTTAACTGCTGGTTTTGGTACAATTAAAGGTAGTGGTGGTACAAATATCTGGCTTGCAAGTGCAGGTTACCAAGATAAATCTGGTTCAGTTACATTTAATAAAAGTGAACTTGCTAAGTTTGACGCACAGATAAGAATGGCACAAGGTAGTTTATCTAAAGCTGCTCCTGTTTTAAATGAAATGTCAAAGTCTTCACAAGACGCATTATCAGTTGGTTACAAATTAAAAACATTCTTTAACTTTACGCTTAGAAATACTACAGGTGATTTAGGTAAAGTTAAAAATCTACAAGACCAGTTTAGAACATACTTTGAAAATATGTTACAAGCAGAAATAGATTCAAAGAAAACTGATAGAGGTAAAGCACCATATATTAAAGCAAAAGAAGATGGTCTAAAATTTATTGATAGAAATAGAAGTGCTTTATATTTTGCAATTGCAAGTCATATGACATTAGCTATTGCGAAGAACACATTAGTACATAAGTTGGCACAGATACAACAGATTGGTCACTTCTTACGTGACGGTAAAGGATTTAAAGTAACGGCACCAGAGGGATATGTTGCTGTTGATAGAGTTGCAGGTGCAGTTAAACTTGTAGATAGATTAGAATTTAGTAGGCAAAACTTTATTATGCCAAAAGGGTGGAATTAATGCAAACGTTTAAACAATTTTTCTTTGAAGCAATCAACGGACCTAAAATCATTATGATTGGTGGACCAGGTTCAGGTAAGTCAACTTATTCAGAGTTGATGAAGAAAGAATTAGGCATTGCACACATTTACACTGGTGATATGATGAGAGACCTAGCAAAACAAAATACACCAGACGGTAAAAAAGTAAAAGAATTATTGGCAAAAGGTGAGTTTGCACCTACGCCTATTGTTATCAATGCTGTTAAGGAAAGAATGACAAAACCAGACGCTCAGAAAGGTTATGTATTTGATGGTTTTCCTAGAAACGTAGAACAAGCAAAGGCAATGGAAGAAAAAGGTATTGAATATGATTATGTTGTTTACCTTGACGTGTCAGAGGAAGAGGTTGTTAAAAGATTGACGGCAAGAGGTAGAGCAGATGACAAACCAGAAATTATTAAGAATAGATTAAAGGTTTATCATAGAGAAACAGCACCATTATTACAGTATTACAAAGAAGAAATTATTAAAATTAAAGCAGAGGGTAGTACACCTGAAGCCATAGCAAAAGAGATAATTAAAAAGGTAACAGTTTTAAAGATATGAAAAAGTTTGACGACATAAGATTTCAGGAACTAAAAGAAGGCCTATACGACCAAGGTATATTCAAGGCATTCTTTTTAGCAGGTGGTCCAGGTTCAGGTAAAACATTTGTTACTAGAAATGCATTTGGTGGTACTGGTCTTAGAGTTATTAATTCAGACGCAGCTTTTGAACGTTCTATTAAAAAGGCAGGTCTATCTCTTAAAATGCCTGATAGTGAAGAAGAGGCAAGAGATATGATACGTGTCAGAGCAAAGGCAACCACATCATCAATGATGGACTTATCTATTCAAGGTAGATTAGGTTTAGTTATTGACGGTACAGGTAGAGACTTTAATAAAATATCGGCACAGATGAGAATGTTACAACATTTAGGTTACGATTGTTCAATGATATTTGTTAACACTTCACTAGAGGTGGCGTTAGAAAGAAACGCACAAAGAGAAAGAAGTGTACCAGAATACATCACAAAGAAATCATGGGAAGCAGTACAATCAAATATTGGTAAATTTCAAAACTTATTTGGTATGTCAAACATGGTTATTATAGACAACAATACTTCTGATAAAGAATTGGTTACAACTACAATTAACAAAGTTACTAAAGTAGTTAGACAATTAGTTAATACACCAATCAAGTCATACACAGCAAAAAGATGGATGGCTTCAGAAAGAAAAGCAAGAAGAAGATGAAATTTAAAGACTTTATAGATTTAGAAAATATAAAACACGCTAAGATAGAAGAGAAACCTGTTTCTCATTTTTCTGGTGATTATAAAAACTTGTCTATAGCAAAACCATCATCAAATGGTAGTGATAAAACCTATGATGAGTTAAAAGAAATGCAAAACATTTTCAGTAATAGAACTGCTGAAATGGAAAAGTCAGTTAAAGACCATGACCAACAGGTTGGTTTTGCAATTAAAGAGTATTTAAAAGAAAACAAATTAGAATATAATGAGTCTGATATAGACAAGATTGCTGACACTGGTTCTGGTATAGTAAGATACTATAAGAATACGTTTGAAAGACCAAGACCATATCAACTTGCAGAGGCAATGAAAATGAAGTTTAACTTTATGCCTTTAAAGAGTGATAGTATGAAGTCGCCAGCATATCCATCAGGTCACAGTTTACAATCAAGGTTGATTGCAGAATACTATTGTAAAAAATATCCTGAACATAAAGAAGGATTAATTAGAGCTGCCGACCAATGTGGTATGGGTAGAGTTGCGGCTGGTTGGCATTATCCGTCAGACCATGAAGCAGGTGTAAAATTAGCAAAACAGATTTTACCTAAATTGAATATGACTAAGACTTTCAAAGAAAGTATTATAGACATACCTAGAAGAACATATGCACCAGCAGTATTTGATGACGCAAATACAGACAATCCAGTTATCAAACCATCTGTTAAAAGACAGATTGATATACAACTAAAAGAATTTGAGACAGATTATCCTATTATTAAAACAGGTTTAATTGGTTCTATTCTTACACACAGGTACAGAGCAGACGCAGATTTAGATATTAATGTATTGTTTGATGTACCAGAAGATAAACAAGAAGAAGAAAGAACAAGACTGTCTAAAAAATATTTGTCGGCTTCAAACCCCGATAATATCCAAGGTAAGTTAATACCAGGTACAAAACACCCTATTAACTATTACTTTCTAACGGATAAACAAGCGTATGATGACCAAGAAAAGAAGGCCGATGCCGTCTTTGATATGGAAACAAATAAGTTTGTTAAAAGACCTGAAGACTTTACATTTGATATGGAACTATACTTGAAAGGTTTTCAGAAAAAAGTACAACAGTTTGATATGGAAAAAGGTGAACTGAAAAGAGATATCATAGATTATGACGAATTAAAAGAACTGAAACCAAATGAAATTCTAAATCTACAAGACAAAATCAATTCAAAATTAGAAGAGATTGAAGGAGATTTAGAACGAATTAAAGATATCGGAGATGTGGTAGACGCAGAGAGACGAGCTGCGTTTGATAAGGACATGACACCAGATGAAATAAAAACATTTGGAATAAAAAATAGACTCCCTAAAAATGTCGTGTATAAGTTACTTGAAAAATACCACTACTTAAAGTTTTACAAAAAGTGTAAAGCAATATTAGATGACGGCGAAGTAACAGACGCTGAAATTGATAGTCTAAAGAACGAGGCCGTTGGCAAATCTATAACGTTTGCCTTCGGCCGGTTCAATCCACCTACAATGGGACATGAGAAGTTAATCAATAAGATTAAACAGGTTTCACAAGGGGATTATAAAGTATATCTAAGCAGAAGTGAAGACCCTAAAAAGAATCCACTATCGCCTAGAAAGAAATTAGAATACATGAAAAAGATGTTTCCGTCACATGCGAGAAACATAGAAATAAACCAGACTAACATGGTTCTGGACATTGCAACACTACTTTACAAAAAAGGTTATACTAATTTAAAGATGGTTGCTGGTTCAGATAGAGTTAGAGAATTTGATACTATTCTAAAGAAATATAATGGTGTGTCAAGCAGACATGGTATGTATGACTTTAATAGTATAGAAGTAGTATCGGCCGGCGAAAGGGATCCTGACGCTGATGGAGCAACAGGTATGTCAGCAAGTAAAATGCGAGACGCAGTTGCCAAGAACGATATGCTTTCATTTAAGAGAGGCCTTCCGTCAGGTTTTAATGACGCTAAAGGTCTATTCAATGACATTAGAAAAGGTATGAAGTTAAAGGTAGAGAACGTTGAAACTAAAATACCAAGTCTAGTAGAATTTGAACAACAACAGATAAGAGACCTATACGTTAGAGAAATGATTTTTAACATTGGCGATAAGGTCAAATATGTCACAGAAGACATACAAGGAAAAGTGGTACGAAGAGGTACAAACTATATCGTACTAGAAAATAACAACAATTTAACCAAGGCATGGATATGGAACTGTGTTCCAGTATCCTCTGACAAAGAGGCGGCCGTAAGAGAGTTTAATTTAAATATAGATTATGGATTTAAAGCCGTTTCAGAGATTAAAGAACCGGTTGTGAAGAAGAAACTAACTGAATCTTTGAAGAAGAAAGCCTTTGGTGCTTTACGAAAAGAGTTGAACATGAAAGACGAGAGTTATGAGATAGGTGCTGATTATGCCAACCATACAAAAGAGATAACACCTGGTGAAACACCAGATTCTAAACCAGTTGACGCTAAAAAGAGAGGTTATCCTACAGATAATGTAAATAAAGAAGATGTAAAAGAATGGGCAAATGAAGCAACCACAATAGATAAATATAAGCAACGTTACGCTGAAGAATGGCGTACTAAACTAGACGAAGTGGTCAAAAAAATGATGGAGAACTTATAATGTTAATTAGTTTTGGTGATTATGCAGACAAATTAAGTAAGTCTGTACACTATCATATTGAAAATAATATACCACTATCTGAGAACATATATCGTGTTCACAGTAATGAGTTTTATGCCTTGTTTAGAGAGGCAAGAGAACTGTATAGTGAGGGATTGTTAACTGAATTATCAGATTGGGACAAGACCTTATTAGAAACAGACATTGGAGAGTTTGCAGAATATGATGGTATGAAAGTACCATTAGATTGTCCAATACAAGAAGAAGATGAGAAGAATCCACCTTTGAATAAACCAAAGAGAGGTGGACCTAAAAAGTTTTATGTATTTGTCAAAGATGGCGACAAGATAAAGAAAGTCACTTGGGGAGATACAACTGGATTATCAGTTAAATTGAAAAATCCAGAGGCAAGAAAGTCCTTTGCAGCTAGACATAAATGTTCTACTCAAAAGGATAAAACAAGCGCCGCTTATTGGGCGTGTAACTTGCCACGATATGCTAAAAGTTTAGGCATGTCAGGTGGTGGAAACTTTTATTGGTAATGGCACCGTACACTCAAAAAGTGTATGGTCAAACTATACAACGTGTCTTCCAAGAAGACTGTAGCGAAGACGAGTTAGTTTGGCACCGTGATAAGATGACTAGATATATAAAAATTATATCTGGTGTAGATTGGAAGTTTCAGTTTGATAACGATTTACCATTTGTTATGAAAGTAGGCGATAAATTTAAGATTGAAAAGGAGACTTTTCACAGAATATTTAGAGGTAATGGAAGATTAATTTTAGAAATAAGGGAAACAAATGAGTAGATATAGAAAAACAATGTCAGAAGCCATGGCTGAAATGTATGTCGGAGATATACGTGGTGCTATCACAGATAAGCAATTAGAGAATTTAAAAAAAGTTTGGGCAAATAAAAAAATGTCAGACGTAACTCCTGCTGTTAAAAAGATGATAGCGAACATGGATAATCCAACCAAAGCTGCCGTTTCCCAAGCTGGTATTCAATTCATATCACAATTAGCAAAAGAAGAGTTTGAAATTACAGAAGGCCGAATGAAAGATATTTACACTATGGACCAGGCAGGTAAATCACATGAAGAAATTGCTAAAACATTAGGTGTAAATGTAAAAACAGTTAAAGATATTTTAGGTGAAGAGTTAGAAGAAGTTTTAGGTGAAGCATTTTCACAACAACAAATTGACGCTCTTGCACAACAATATGCTGGTCTAGCAGACAAAAGAATTTCACTTGCAAGTGCAAACAAATTAAGACAAATTTTTAATAAGATACCTGATAGTGCATTGCCACAATTATACAAGGCAAACATTCCTTTTATATCATCAATGGCGTCTTCACGTTTAATTCAAAAAGGTTGGACAGCTGCGAAGTTGAAACAACTAACTAACGAAGCAACGGAAGAACCAGTTGGTACTGTTATGGATAAAAAACCAGAAATAGTTAAAAAGGATAAAACAGCAGTTACAGAAAAAGAAGGTGACGATAAAGACAAAGCAAAAGAAGATGTTGCTAAGAAACAGGCTGAAGTAGAATTACTTAAAAAGAAAATGGAAACTGAAAAGGCAAAATCAGTTGACAAGTTAACAAAGAAACAAGTTAATCCTGAAACTGGCGAACCTTTATTAACAATTGGTGTTGCACAAAAACACCTTAGAGACAAAGCAGAAAAAGAAAAAGAAAAGGTTGATGAAGCAGTATTACAAGGTAGAGATTACAAGTATGACGGTAAAACTGTAAGTATTTCTAAAAAGAATTTTAAACAAGTCAGTAAAGACTTTAAAAACGCAACACCAGGACAAGAGAGAATGGTTGTATTAGACCCAAAGTCACAAGCAACTATATCAGCACCAGTTAAATTCACGGAAGAAAGTGTTATTTTTGAAGGTGCAGAAATCTCAACTTCTAAATTTGATAGTATGAAAAAAGGTGATACAATCACACTTACTTACAATTCAGTTATGTCAGGTACTACAGTTAATAAATTTAGAGTTAAATCTAAA